GCACTTGACCACGCCGATCTTCTCGAGCAGCCCGGCCTTGGCCCAATCGTGGATCAGCCGATAGCCCGATTTCCTGCGATAGATGTAATGCAGGGCCTCGGTAACGTCGTCGGCAAGCTCCTGATCGCCCTGGTTCTGCGGCTCGAACTCGACCACTTTGCCGGACGCGACAAACACGTCCAGCACTGAAGTAAGCATGTAATCGACGGTCTCTGCGACATCCCGAGCGACGACCTGTGACCGGCCCTCCTCTTCGTCGCCATATTCCGCGCCGTTGTAGCTGTTGATCGATGCCTCGACCTCTTCCAGCAGCGTGCCGTCGTAAGCTCGTGACTCTTCCGATTGCAGGAACGCGAGGAATTGCGGATCAACGTCGATCATACAATTCCCCGGCTAGAGTAAACGATTTCTCGGCTCGCTTTCGGAGCCTCGTAGGCCATGCACATCAGCCCGAATGCGTCGGCTCCGTGGCTCGACCAATCATGTTCAGGCCCAAGGCCAACCGAGCGCTCTTCGTCGCGTTTCTCGTGATACCACCCCAGGGCATCCCTACCGGCCTCGGTTGTCTTTTCGTTGAAGCGGATCGACGGAAACAACCGCCGCGCCGCTTCGACACGTTTCATTGCCGCTTGCTTGCCCTGGTTCTTCACGACCTGCGTTCGGAAGCCGGCTGCCTTGATATGGTCCTCGAACCTGTCCGCGGTTAGATGATCCACCGCAGCTCCATCATGCGGCAGCATGCAGAGCGCCGAGCCGTATCCATGTCCACGCAGCCAATTGAGATGCGTCCCGAGCGGCTGCCCGACTGCCTCGTAATAGTTCAGCACCCGGATCTGCGAGCCGACGAACTGGGCGACCCAGATCGCCGTGGCGTCCCTGGTTCCAATATCCCAGAACGCGCGATATTCCATTAATGGGTCTGGATCGACCTCGGTAATGCGTCCCTGCGACTTCGCCTCGGCTAAATGCTTGGCGTAATACGCGCCCTCGACAACCGTGACGAAATCGCCCTCCCAGATATGGGCATAGCTATCGGGGCGGTTCTTCAAATCTTCCAGGCGCTCTTTCTCAAGCACATCTGGAAATGCGGGGTTGTCCCGGTAATTCAGTTCAACAATCTTCGCGCCAGTCGGCGGCTTCTCACGAAAGCGCTTGTGCGTGGCGCTATTCTTTCGCTCCGGGTTCCACGTCACCCATATCTCCGAGCCATGCTCGCGCACGGTCGGCACAGTCTTTTGCCACGCCGTCTCGCTGACCGGCTCGGCTTCATCGACCCAGAGCAGGTGTATCTTCGCCTTGGACTTGATGCTGTCGAGGTTGTGCCTCAAGCCGATGAACGCATAGGATATGCGCCGGTCCTTGGTGCGGATGTATTTCTCGCCAATATCGAAATGCTCGGCAAGCCACGGCTCCGACTGTATCGCGGCTTTGACCTCGGCCATCGAACTGTCGTCGAGCGAGTTCATATACTCACGGCCGCAGACGATAACCCCGCTCTCGCCGGCCTTGCTCAGCTGATACGCCTTGACCGCGCTCATCTTGGCGAACGAGCGCGTCTTTCCCGAGCCGCGCCCCCCATATGATCCGCGATACCTTGCCTCCCCGGCGAATACCGGGATCAGCTTAGGCGGGAGCGCTATCTGTGCTGTCCGCAAGCGGCACCAGCTCGACGCGGGTTACGAGGCTAAGTGGATTATCTTCGTCGCCCGCAATCTGAAGCGGGAGCAGCTTCGGGTATATGGTCGTCCAGAATGCGCTTTCGTTGCGCGCATCTTCCTTAGCCCACGCCACCAGGCGATCAGCGCCGCCCAGTCCCTCGGCGGCGTATGCAATTGCTTCCTTTGCGGCGCGAGTGGTCTTGTTGAGCGCGCCCTTCGGCCTTCCACGGCCAGCGGCAGGGGGAGTATCTGTCACTATTTTAGTGCCCTCTCTTTCAGCTCCGCAAATGCGGTGGGCTGTTTCAGGCTTTCACCATTTGAGATTGTCGCGGTCGTTCATCGCCTGCGGAAGATCGTACGGAAAGAAGTGCCTGACCCACAGATTTGCGGCTGGCCGGGACTTTCGCACGATGGCGATTTTACGCGCAGAGGTCATGGTGAGAGTTCCCGCCGATACAGCCAGAGCCAAGCAGTCGGGCGCCAGCGCGTGTCGCCAATCAGTTGTTCTGCGATGGTTGGGATCGGCGGGTCCGCACTAGGCGGATACAGAAACGCCCGCGCGAACCTCAGTCCTGCGGGCGCAATTCGAAGCTTCCCATTTGCCTATCATGAAACGCGGAACATGTCAAGAACAAAATTGCCCGCGCAATTCGGTTCGCGCGGAACCAGAACGCCCGATGATACGTTTAAGTTCCATCTTTCTCATTGTTGATTGGTTTGGCCCACACAATCATCGCCAGAACGAATATCGCGCACGAGGTAGGGTGGCCGCTTGCGCCCATGAGCATCGCGCAAAATGCCAGCAGAAGCTGTATCAAGCCGCCCTCTTCTGCTGAACCCCAACCAATGCCGCCACTCCATGTCTCAACAGGTCGAGCATCGCGTAATCGCTGTCGCACGCTAGCTCGCCGGATACCGGCAGTTTCTTGTCGAGAAACCGCGAATTGATGATCCGCGCACACCATCCGGCGTCCTCATCGGGAAACCAGTGCCTATCGACGCTGACAGAATGAACCGCACTCCGCGCCGCGTGTCCCGCGCTCCTTAGCCTGTCGTCAGTGATCGCGAACCATTCCCCGCGTGGATCGTCCCAGCGGCTATCGTGTGATCTGTCAGATCGCTCGTAAGCAGCGATCTTCGGGCCACCATGATATTCACCCCAGTCAGCATTTTGGTAGTCCAGTAGGGCAGAGAGATAGACTTCGGGATCGTATTCCAGCCCATCGAAAGCGCCCACCAGCATCAGCCTTCCGGCGCAGGACATCTCGAACCCCTTGCTCGCATCGCCTCTGAATGCGCGGAACAGATCGGATCGAACCTGAACGCGTTGGTTGCCGTAGTCGTGAGGAGTGCGTTGGACTTTGGGCCGTCCGCGCTTTTTCTTAGTGCTGAATCCCACTTCATCCCCTCCCCAAGGTGGTTGTTATGCTGCGTGTCGCTGTTCGAGTTGAATTGCTTTCCGCCTGCATTCCTCGGCATCGTCCGGCTTCCCGTGTCGGATGAACCACTCCGCGTCCTCGCGGTATTGCTGGGCGGTTTTCACGACCTTGGATTTGCCGGTCGGCGCCGCGTTTCCGAACCTCTGATCCCGCATAATTGCCGAATGGCGGGCGATGATCCGGTTGGCCCATGTATCGCGCCAATCGGTTTTCATTTTACGCTCCGAGCGCCAATAGAGCAGGAACGCTTCCGCCTCAGTCTGGTAGCTCGCATCTGTCCACTGCTCGGCGCACGCCTGAGATCGCGGCGGCAGCTCCGAAACGGGCGGGGCTGTCCAATCAGTTGGGATCAGATGCTTTTTTGCCGGGAAAGCGGTCTTCAGACACTCGCCGATTGCGGCTTTCTTCCCTTCCAGAAATTCTTCCGGCGCGACATGTGATGAAGCTTTAGCTTCAGCACTAATACTATTACCTCCTCCATCCTCCATCTGGCGGCACTTTTCGGAAGCGGTGGGTAATTGGTTCGGAACTTCTTCCGTACCGTCTCGCGTTGAACGCGCCTCAGTGTTCACCCATTGGCGAACTTCGTCGGTCTGCGGATGCGTCGAGTTCGGCTTTTTGGGCCGCTGAAACTGGCAGAAATTGCGAACTGCACCGTAGGCCTTCCCGGCAATATCGTATCGCATGACGATGCCAGCGCTCACCATTTCGTCCAGCAGCGCCGTTGCGTCCGCATTGTCTGCGGGCAATATCCGCATCTTGAGTGTGAGTGGCGCCCAGGCGAAGCTGCCCATGTCGTCACATTCGTTCCAGATGCCCATTATCAGCAGCCGCGCCATAGGGCTCAGCGAAACAAAAGCTTCATCGGTCCAGAGGCCGGGATGGATCGATCGGATGCGGCTCACAGCTCACGTCTCGCCGCTAGAATGGCGTCAATGACCTCGTTCAGGCATTCCCCAGGAGCAGCGAAAGTCTCTGACCCTGTAAAACGGAGGATTCGATATCCGGCGGCGACCAGCGCGCGGTCGCGCTTTTTGTCACGAGTCGCTTGGGACTTTGTCCGTTCGTGCCAATCGTGGCCGTCCAGCTCAACGACAAGCAACCGCCTTTTGCCGTCATGTAGATCATCGAAAAGGAAATCTACTCGGTATGCGCCGATATCCGCCTGAAAATAGACATTCGTTCCAGGCGCTTGGGTGGAGCGCGTATCGCGGTCGAACGCACCTTCCGTGAGGATAAGATCAACGCCCATGATCCGAGCGCCGCTTGCGTGAAGAACGATTGCCGCCGCGAACAATTCCTCGATTGGGCTTTCGCAGCGCCGGCAAGCGTATCTAACTTGCGCGCGAAACAGTTGCTCCACGCTAGATAGAGTTTCGCCAACAAATTGTTGCAGGCGATCATTCTGCGGCGGTGCGGACCCGACCGGAAGCGGATTGGGACGCTTTTCTGGCAATGGGTTTGGGCGAGCGATACCCTGCGCCGCGTATCTACGTTCCACATGAACAGATTTGCGGAAGCCGCTAGGCCCTTTGCAGCGCTCGGTTGGTCGTGCCCCGCACCTTGGACACTCAACCAGTCGCCACTCCCGGCGTGTAGCCTCTCGCGTCTTTGCGGAGGCCATCACGCCGCCTCGTCTTTCTGTTCCGCTTCAGGAACACGATAAGCCATGATGTCCCACGGGTCCGAAACGTGCGACCAGCGCTGGCGAGCAGTCGGATAA